TTGTAATGAAGGTTGTCCTGGCCACTCTCATGGCCTATAGGGCCCTCCATGAGAATGTGTGGGTCACCCGGGCTCTATGGATTTTGATTCCCATTTTTGTTTTAAAATTCAAAACAGAAAGTTATAAAAGTCTCATAGTCATGATGGTTCTCTGGAATGTCATAGACCTGTTGAACAATGCGATAGGAGAAGCCGAAAAAAATAACAGCCTCGTGTATAAGTATGCCGATACCGAAAATAACCCATCAAGTGTGGATACAGGGATGGGACCAACTGCCGGAAAAGTTCCGCTCGAATGTGAACCTGCTCAGGGAGGTGAACCCGGCGTGGACCCATCGGACGTGGGATCATGCGAGGCTTCGGAAGGCCTGTGAAGAATACGGACCAGAATGTGCCCAAAAATTCGACTCTTATGAACATTTCATTCAACAAGTTGATTTTGGCCGATATGTAGTATTATATCTTTATGGCGGCGTAGCAGTAGACTGTGACATGGTCGCTATTCGCCCCCTCGATGATATACCGGAACTCGACAGTAGTGAACTCGTAGTATCTTTGGCAAACCGAACTGTAATCGAAACATGTTTTACAACAATGGGTCACTTGACCAATAATAATTGGTTTATTAATAACGCATTTATAGTGGCCGCGCCGAGAAATCCCGACCTCAAAAGACTCATAGAAAGTTGTATAAATGATAGGACAAAACGTGCAGATTATCTGAATAAAGCTTATTTCATATCTACGACGACCGGTCCTATAAGATTTTCCACGGCCCTAAAAGACTCTCCCATGACTATATTGTATAGTGACGTTATAGAATCTGAATATGAAAATGAAAAATCTATTTTCATACACAAACACGAATTGAGCTGGACCGAACCAGGTCTGGCTTCAATATTTAAAATTTATTTATTTATCCAAAATTACAAAATTTTATTTATTTTTACAATTGCGCTTATTTTGTTTTACCTCCTAAAATAATTTTATCGCGCAGGACACCTGGCAATAGGGACTTGACGGCCTCTATGAGAGCATCGAATATAGAGTCCCCTCCGGCCATTTCACAACTATTAATCAAAAAGTGTTCCTTTGTGTGATTGTGAATGTTCCATATAAATTTAATTAGCAAAAGAACATTTAATTTGTGAAATTCTACGCTGACCAGATTAACTCTACAAGATTGCTTTAGTCTTTTTCTTATACAAATTTCCTGAATCTGATCAAGGACCGGATACATTGTTTCCTGGCAGTATTTGTCAATGTCTCCGGGAAGTGCATCTAACATTTCGGCGACCATAATTTCTATATTTAAAAGGTCATCAACCGGCTCGAACCTGAGCCAGTCCATTCTGAATTATGAAAATAAAATAAGATCTCTAATTTCCCTTGGTATCAAAAGGCTCAATGGTCCATAAAGAAACCTGAACAAGAATCCGGCCCCTATTATATAGACCGTTCTGAGGAGTCCATCGCCCTTTGTGTAATCTATCACGTCGCAGATCAGCTTAAATAAAGAGCGAAATTCCTCTCTTGTCTTGGGTCCGGCTCCCTTGAGATCGAATTTTATAACAAGCCCCGTGGCTCTGCTTCTCATTTCGTTTATAATTTCATAAAAATCAGAAACTTGAACAGGTTTGTATTCCGCGACTTTGAAATAAACCTGGGCCTCGTTTTCAGGACTCCATGTGCACGTCATAAAATCCATTGTTATTCACATAGATTTTATGAAGTGCAAAAATGCATCAGACGGGATTTGAACCCGTGCGCTCCGAAGAGCAAGCGATGGCTCAGACAGTCGTGAACGACTGGACTTAAGTCGCTCTCCTTAGACCAGACTCGGACACTGATGCGTGGCGACCACGGTGGGTTTCGAACCCACAACCTCCAGCTTAGAAGGCTGGTGCACTATCCAATTGTGCTACGTGGTCGATTTGTCCCCGGCGGGGTTTGAACCCGCGGCTTCCAGCTCATAAGACTAGCACTCTAACCAACTGAGTTACGGGGACGCTGGGGGCACTCGCCCCCTCTTTTCCAAAGTCTTTTTTCTTTAATACTTGTAGGAATGTTAGAACTTGTAAAAAATTTGGGAGTTGCTTGGGTCGGTGCTCTGTCGTTCGTATTTGCCTTCATGGTCTCTCGGATCCTTGACAATTTTACACCAGAATTGAAAAAGGAACAGGCAAAGTGGATGACTTTTTTAGAGGTGGTTGTTCAATTTTCAATCATTTCAGTCATAGTCTACATGTCCCGAAGGTTTATAAAGAGGATACCCTTCCCACTTGAGGGTGTCGCGGGATATATTCATTCGAACCTGAGCGAGCTCCGCAGCCTTCCGCTCGTGGTCTTTATAATCATGTTCTTCCAGACGAAGACTCAGGAGAAGATGAAGGCGCTGTATACTTGAAACATTCCCATAAACGGGATGATCTTTTGCTAATTCTTGAAAACTCATCTATAGTATAGTCATCGCCCATGGATCTGTTGCACTTGGCGCATATAGGGCGCAGGTTATCTATATTTAAAGTGCCCCCTTTGCTCTCAGGAATATTATGACCCGACTCAAAGTCAAAAACTGTCATAATATTCTCACACCAGGTCACAAGGCATTTATGTTCAAACTTGCGACCGACCCAGGTTCTCCATACTTGCTCACGAAGAGCGCGGGGTATTTTAGCCTTCATATTAAATCTTAAGTTATAATAGTCTTTAATGGATGATTTAAGATTTAAATGTGAAGAATTATGGAATATGCGCGAGGGAATAGATGATCACGAAATTCTGGAACTCATAGACGAGCTGTATGAAAAAATGTGGAATAAATCTTGTCGTATTCAGCAACAAAGTTTTAATTGGAAAATTAAAGAGAAAGAAAAAGAAGCTAATTTCTTCAAATTATTGAGTGATAAATTAACCTGTAAACCCGAGATCGAGCAGAATGATGAGTGAAACAATTTTTTAACTGGAGCTAAACAGCTAAAAAACGCTCCCAGCAGGGCTTGAACCTGCGACATTCAGATTAACAGTCTGACGCTCTGGCCAACTGAGCTATGAGAGCACTAAAAGGAAGTGGAGGACCGGTCACGGATTTATCTCCCCTTCCGGCCGTTTTTAACGAGGTGGCGCCCCCTCGAGGCTTGTTTTCCGAAGATGAGAGCCCACCCCCGTCTGACCAACCGGAATCGAACCGGTGACCGAAGGATACCTTGTAACTACTACAGTCCTTCGCTCTACCAATTGAGCTATGGTCAGCTTCGCTTTTCGGCGGGCCCGATGCCTTTTAAGGACTTGCTCAGGTCCAACCTATTTATGTCATGGAGTAAATTCTCTTAGTTCCGACACATGCGGTTCGACATCCCGGGCAAGTATCCTTGTTGACGGTCCGGGCCCAACAAGGCTCGCATATAACATGACCACAAGGTTCAATAAATAAATCAACAAGACGATCCATACATACAAAACAAGTAAATTTTGCATACCTATCGGCGTTCGTGTCCATCAGAATACTCCGCATCGCCGCCACCTTCCCCGCCGCTTCCCCACATTGTTGAGCCAGGGCCGAGATGCCCTCTTCGGTCTCGTATTTGTCTATGATAGAAGAGATGCTTTCTTTTAAGTCTTGAGAACTTATGTTCTCAATCATCATTTTCATAACATTCAACTCCTCGGACATGGACTTGTGACGGTGGTGCGCCTTTGTTAGTTCGGCCCGCGCCTTGGCAAATTCAGTCTTAAATTTACCAAGTTCAATTTCAAAATTTTTCCATTTTGGGTCGAGTTCATAGGCAATGGGCTGTATAACCTCGGGTTGGAGTATACTCTCAATAATATAAGAGAAATTCATTGCCTTATATTTTTAAGACTTTAACTTTTATCTAGACTATTATTAAATGATTGAACTATTTCTTATTTTCATATTGGCGATGGTCTTGATAATGCAGGGTCTTGAAAATTTCCTCGATCCGACCAAGCGCAAAGTCCCAAGAGAGATGATTCAGGCGACGCTTCTGACCGTGGCCGGTATTTTCCTGGCCGCCTTTTGGGTCAAGGCTGCACAGACTTCCGGAAGCACGGGAAGCAGCCGGTTACCTTATGGACTTCCTGGCGGATACTCTTATTAGATTTTAAATAGTTATATATCTGCTCGAGAGCCGGGTTCTTGGCCATCTCCGAGTTTAGGCTCGATAGAATAATCTTGACATCACCATATATCAAATCAAACTTGTGAACGAGCGTCTCTATAAGGTGAATATCAGATGCAAAATCTTGCGACTGAAGAGTTCCGAGTATATTCTGTATATTCATGCTCCTGACCTCGTCGAGTATATCGGCGATAGAAGCTCCCTCAGGAAGTGCAGCCACTACGGCTTGAACAACGTCGGCCATTTATTTTATACCTATATAATAAATGTCCGGAGTTTTATTTATGATACTTTTCGTAATACTTCTGGGTGGTCTTGGAATTTATGACATGTATACGGGCCTCACGGACAAGAACACGACCGTTGTGGGCCAGCAATATTTCGGTCTTTTATATATAATTGGGGCACTTGCGCTACTCCTTTACAGCGCCTCTACAAAAACCTCCTAGTTCGAGAAGGCCAGACCTCCCATGCCGCTCTGGATTCTAAGGATATTGTAGTTGACCGCGAACATCTTCTGGACAGTGTTGATAGTCGACCCCTTGAGAGTGATCCACGCCTGGGCATTGTCGATGCGCGAAAAATTGCAGGTTCCTGAGGGCTGGTGGCTCTCGGGTTCGAGTGCAAAAGAATAAGTATAAATTCCTGGATATGGAGATCCCGAATGATAGCCCCAAGGTTGAACCTGGTTGAAATATTTACCAGACTGTTCCTTGAAGCGATCCTGACCATTGAAAATGAGCTTGAAAGAAGCCAAAGGGGCGTTTACACTGTTCGAATCGTTGCCCTCCTCGAACCAAGCCCAGCTTCCGTTATCAAAGCGAGGGCACCCAATCTGGTGAGGTAGGCACCATAGGCTCTGCGACCCACCACCAGGGGCACCACAGTTTAGCACAATGTTGCCCATATTATTCGTAAAATTCCACATTGCATTCAAGTTTCCGATGAGATCGCTATTCTGGTAACACCAAACAAGCTCCTTGACCGGGTGGTTGAAAGAGAGCCGGACGGTCTGCTGAGAGTTGGCGGCACCCGACGGCAAGTTCAGAGCGTCGCCGCCAGTGTGCTGAACCTGCTCTATCAGATACTCGTGACCCTTTTGAGCGAAGCGCCGGCGCTCCTCGGTATCCAGGTAGACATACCGGGCCCATACATCAAAGACCGGAGTTCCGTTCCCGAAAAATGTGCTGAAATTTGGAGCAATATCGAAATCGAGCCGAACCTCGTGATACTGCAGGGCGATCAGTGGGAGATAGAGTCCCGGGTTGCGGTTAAAGAAGAAGAGCAGAGGCAAGTAAACGCTCGGAGGATTCAGACCGTCATCGAGGCGCAGACCACAAGAGGTCATTTTACCATAAGTAATCTTCTTGGACTCGGGAAGGAAAACTTCGGCGTGGAGGCGCCACCACGTCTGATAGTGCTTGTCGATTCTCTGGCCACCGATCGTCAACTCCACGTCTGAAATTGCACGCTCGGCAATCCAGCACGTGTCAATCGTGCCGTTGTTCGTTGTAGTTGCGCCAACTAACGGAACCAGGCGAACATACACGTCACCGACAAGGTCTCCGTTACGAGCAATTGTGACGGTCACTCGGCTGTTATTCGAGGCGGAACCATTCACAGACTGCTGAATATCCTCCATTGCAAAATTAGTATGACGTTTATAGATGGCCTGGAAGAATGTAATCGAGGGCTGCCCGGAAAGGTAAATATCCTGGGCACCATATGCCACGAGTTGAGCTAGACCACCAGCCATAGTATATTATAGTATAACCAGAAAATTTAATTAGAAAATGCGAGACCTCCCAGGCCAGATGCAATCTTCAGGACATTGTAATTGACCGCGAACATCTGCTGACTTCTGGCGGCCGTTGCGACGACGCCCGATTTCAGAGATGCCACCGTCTCAATCTGGTTAATTCTAGAGAAATTGCATGTTCCGCTCGGCTGGAGCTGCTCGGGCTTGAGGGCAAAAGAATATACGTATATTCCCGGATAAGGGTTCCCGCTGTGATATTGGAAAGGCTGATACTGATTGTAGTATTTTCCGAGCTGAGGAGCCATACGCTGCTGACCATTGAATAAAAGTCCAAAACTGTATAGAGGTCCTACAGTTGTATAATCGTTGTCGCGGTATTCCTCGGCGCCATCCTCCGAAACGAATATGTTGGCCTCGACTGGACATCCGGCGTGTTCCATGAAAGTTACGGTCGAGCTTCCACAAGTAATATATCCACCATTTGCTCCCAGAATATTAGAAGTGAAATTCCATAGAGAATCGGGATTGTTGGCCGTGTCCTGATACTGATAACACCATACGAGTTCTTTGACCGGGTGATTGAAACTTAGTCTAATTGTTGAAGGCGCGAACTCGCCCGGAGAACTGATGGGATCGCCCTGAATGTGCTGAACTTGCTCAATCAGATACTCGTGTTTCTTGTTGGCAAACAGATCACGCTCGGCCGTGTCCAGATAGATGTAATTTGCCCATACAGAGAATGGGTTACTTCCGAAATACTGGCTATACTGAGAACTCAGTGTGAAGTCTATACGGACCTCGTGATACTGCAGAGCTATCAGCGGAAGGGCCAGACCCGGATCCCGGTTGAAAAAGAAGAGCAAAGGTAAATAAACGCAAGATTTGGCCGCGTTGACCGTGTTATTCACTACTGGAGATGAAGCCATCTTTCCATAGACGTGCTTCTTCGTCTCACTCATAAATACTTCGGCATAAAGACGGAACCAGAGTTGATAATGACGGTCTATAAGCTGACCACCTATATAGAGCT